CACTATAACATGGGTTTTTATCAATTTTGGGCCATGTGGGAGAAATCAGGGTGAAATCGAGGTGAAATAGGGGGGAAATAGGGTGTTAAAGTTCTTGACACAGCTTTTCAGGTGTCATTCGGGGATGGTAATTGAGCCTTGCTTTTTAGTATTCTTCCGAAACCAATCATCCAGATTGTCGGCATGGGCATACCAGCGGGTGTTGATCTGCACCGCCGGCAACCCTATCTTTAAAAAATGTTCAAACAGCCGATTGCTGATTTGCATATATTTCAAAATATCGTCTTTACTGGTAAATATTTTGTTTGATTTCATTTAAGGTTTTTTTTAAATATATAACTTATAAATATTTGAAAGACGTTGTGAATAATAATTAAAAATAATAACTGTAAGCCTTTGTTTTTATTGTATTTTATTTTTTATGTGGTTACGGTTGGCTTGTCGGAACTCGCTTTTTCATAACCTGCTGTTTTTTACAGTATATATAGATCGAAAATAAATAGAGATTATTTTTTATACATGGGAGTAGTTGCGGCACTGGAAGATCGTCGCATATACGGCCAATGACGCCGCCGCTTGTTTTTGGCTTATTTAAATAAAATCAGAATCCAATACCAACGCTTCTGACCTTGCGGCCTGTCTTTTGCCCTGGTGTTTCCTGATTTTCCGGCACCTTCCAATGCATCATCCCCTGAATATCATGGGCCACCAGGCATAAAACCGCGCAGTCCCACAGATGGTTGGCCTTGCCGGACGGGCATTCCCATAAACCCTTTTCGTTGGTAAACTCGGCCGTCATGTGGCGGGCCCAGTCCGGGGCAAACTCGGCGTTTTCGTGCCAGGCCCCGGGATCGGCCGGGTCCACTTCCAGTATCCGGGAAAGTTCGTCTTTGTAATATTTGGTGTTGACGTTGATGGCTTTCAGGCCGCCGGGGATCGGCTTTTGACGGCCGGGGTAATATTCCAGGTTACGCCACGTAAACGGCTGAGCCATGGTGTCGCGCCCGAATGAAGGGAATATCCTTCCGCGATGTTTGCGGCAAAAATCGTACACCTCGGACGTGCGGTGCCCCAGGGCATCCTGGATGGTCATCATCACCGGGTAGCGATTGCCCTCGGCATCCAGATACTGATCTTCCCACAGCACCCGTTCCAAGGCCCGAAAATCCGACTTTTTGTCGCTGCCCACCATGGCCAAATACCCTTCCCGGATGCCCCAGGATTCTTTTAAAAGCTCGGTGCCGCCGTACCCAAAGGCCCGGATGCGGTACCAAAGGCCGTGATCCTGGGTGTCCACACTGGCCAGCAGGCCGGCCACAACCCCGCCGCCCGGGACCCGGCCCCTGGGGCGGTCGTCGCGCAACAGCAAAATGCGATCTTCGTGGCGCTCCTTGACATACTCTTTCCACGGCCCGGCTGCAAAACCGTTTAAAAAGTCTTTTAGCTTGATTTTATCTTTCAGGCCCTTTAAAAACGCGGCCGCGCATTCGGACAAACTCACAAAAGGGGAAAGCCAGGCCGGTATGTGAAACCCGATCACCCGGGGGCGGAAGGTTTTTAAATATGTAAACAGGGAAAGCCCCTTTTCGCGGTCGCGCCACTCACCCATACGCACCGCAAAGTTGCGCTTGGCGTCCGACCACTCACTGTTACATTTTTCGCACTCGTAATGCGCTGTTTTTTTGGTTTCAACGATGCGTGCATCAGCCCCGGATCCGTCCGGCCACTTGATCTGCTCAAAATTCATTTTCTGCATGGCGCCGCAATCCGGGCAGTGCACCCAAAAATCGAACACCACCTCGGCCTCGGGCGCAATCATCAGGCCGGGGTTGTCAGGATCCGGGCAGCCTTCCAGGGCCCGGGACACACCTTCATCTTCCTTGGTCGGGGATGAAAGGCGCCACAGCTTGCGCATGTGCGGAAAATTGCGCATCCGTTTGCGCAGCAGATCCACCGGCCCGGCCTCTTTTTTGCCGACAGTTAAAGGATATTTGTTTTCTTCATCCGCCACGCCGTAGGGCAGGGGCCGCTGCGCCAATCGCGCCGCCGACGTGGCCCAGGCCATATGGATAATCTGGTGTTGTAGCTTGATTTTAAGCGTGGTTTCATCGTCTTCATACCCGGTGCGGTAAGATGCCAGGCGTTTTGAATCCCGAATGGTGGTTTGCAGGCGGTCCTTGCATGTATCGCCGGACTCTTTTTCATTGGGCGCAACCCACAGCACGTTGCCCGGCTTGCGGTCGGCAGCATACCCCAGACAATTGATCACGCACTGGGTTTTGCCGGTCTGGGGCGCGGCGCACACGATAATTTCCTGCACCGAATCAAAAAACGATGCATCCATGATCCCGGCCAGGTACGGCGTGGTGTCGTTTTTCCAGCGGCCCGGCATGGGCGAATCCTGGGGCAGCACAATGTGATTTTCAACCCACTTCGACGGCCGGATGTCGCGCTTTTTGCGCAGCATCTTCTTTTCGCCCCGCGACCACTTGACGGTCATTTTAACGGGCTTGTCCGGCGTAGCCTGCAAGGCGAAGCCGGAAAGCCAGGCCGGATCAATCTCTATCGGTTGCGGTATCGCCATGTTTCTTAATTTTATTAAATAATTTCATCAAACATTTATAATGATGACTTCTTTGTTTCTTAATTTTATTAAATAATTTCATCAAACATTTATAATGATGACTTCTTTCATATTCACCAATAGCTTTAATCGAAAGCGCTTCTTCATTTTCCAAAATTGTTTTTTCACATATTTGGCAAGTTGGTTTTTTACCTCTGGTTTTTTTTCTAATTCCACCAATTACAAACAATCTGCCCATTTTAAATTCATACATTTTAACCCTTTTTTTCGGTTTGCTTTTCCAGCCAGGCCATCACATCAGCCAGCACAAAACGCCGATATTTCCCCACGACGACCCTGGGCATAGACCCCAGTCCGGTTTCCTTGGTCCTGGAATATACCCAGCTCTTAGGTACCCGTAAAACACCCGCAAGCTCATCAACCGTTAATAGATCCACCGTAATAAACTCATGAGCATGGAGTTTGAACTTATCCAATTCAACCATTGTAAAATCTCCTTTTTTTTGTTTAAGATTTTTATTTCGTTTAAAAATTCCTGCCCACTCTATCGGTTATTCTTATAGGTAGACTTTAAGTCTTTTTTTACTATAACTTTTAAAAAGAAAAAAAAGAAAATTTATATAGAAAGTTTATGCACAGGGACCTTTTAGGTCTACCAGGGTAGCTGTTATTCAATTTGAAGTGAAATACCTTTATAAACATAAGCACCTTTAATCTTTCGCTTTTCAAACCGCATTCCAAGCCACTGGCCGAATCGCCGTTGTTTGGGAGGATTTTTCGAAACTTTTTTCGTCCACCAATTTTCGAAACAATCATAGAGAACAGATGCGCCTTCATTCAATTCCGGTCCGATCTCGCAACACTCATCAAGAAAGTCTGAAAGAATATCCTCGCTGGACCAGGCCCTGCGGATTGTCCGCTTCCGCCTGTATTCCGCGAGGGCCTGTTTTACGGTGGAACATGATCTGGGATGGGATTTTTCCATCCTTGGGTGGTGCCATTGGGATATATATTCCATAGGAGGCGGGTTTAAACCTTGCTTCTGCCACAACAGGTAGCCTTCAACCAAGTTTATTTTATCAGTCCATAAACCTCTTACGGACATAGCTTCTTCTCTTAGCCTTTTTAATATTTCATTCATATATTTTATTTGCGCTCGTAATAGGCTTAATTCTGTTTCAAGCTCCCCCCATTTTTCTCTTAACCATGACGCTGTAATTTGTTTTGAAAAACACTCTGTAATTTCTATAAATGTTTTATCTCCTATTCCTTTAATTTTTTTCAACTGACCACTTTCGACCATTTTTAAAATATCTTCTATAGTATGATCAATAATCAAATAAGATAATATTCTTGTTGCTCTCATGCTAAGCTCGAAATCACAAATCAATATATTTCTTAATTTTGTTCTAATAACTACATTGGGCATTTACTTACCTCCTTTCCTAACCAAAACTTCTATTTCATCCATATTGCCGAATTCGTGCAGCAGATCATCCACATCGGCATAAAACAATTCCTGCCACACCCGCACTTTTTTGGGATCGCCGCCCACAGCCACAATCCAGTCAACAGCCTTGATCATGGCCAGGTGTTTTAACCCCGATTCCAAAGCCCCGATTTTAACGGCCGTGGCGGTTTCAGCGTCCGAGCGCAAAATATGCAGTTTTTTATCTTTTTCAAAATCGAACCTTAATTTTTCAATCTGTATTTTCAGCTTTTCGTTTTCGTTGACCAGTTTTTCAGCCTGGGTTTTACTCATATTGCCGAATTCATCGGACGTGCGCTTTAAATCCCCCCGTAAAATATAATCAGACACATCGGCTTTCAAAACCGTGCCGTCGGCCTGCACCGCCAAAAGCCCGGCCTTGGCGTCGTTATACAGTTTGCTTTTTTTGATTTTATACCCCTGGCCCTGCAAATACTTTAAAGCCTCGGTGCGGGTTGCAAACGGCGGTTCCACAGACAGATACCGGGCTTCCAGGCCCGCAATCGCCCCGGCCAGGCCGTCTTTGGCCGCGTCCCAGTTGCGCTTGGCCGCCGCCGAATAGTCCGCCTGGTACGCCTTGCGGGTTTCTTCCACCGCTGTCTGCAACAGCGCCAGATCCTCGGCCTCTTCCCCGGTGATCTTATCTTTCAGCTTTTCAATCTTTGCGTTCATTTTCAGCATCCTGCCGCCATCCGCAGCCGTCAAAACAGCAATTCATATACTTATCCCTTCGCCGGGCAAAACTCATAATGTTCACCATACCAGCCGCAAACCTTGCATTTGTGCTTTTTTTCCAATTCCGCGCCCAGTTCTTTTTCCGGCGCCGCCGCCGCTTTTTCCGCGACCGTTTCCGGTAAAATATCCGCGCCCCCCTTTTTTCCACAATCCAAAAAAGAACGTCCGACGGTCATAGATGGAGGCAGGCCCGCATACACCCAGGCGTACAGATCCACCCCGGCTTTGATGGCATCGCCCGGATCCTTACCGTCGGGTACCGGCCAACGCTCGGCCTGGGGATATTGTTGCTGCCACCACTGCCAGGCTTTGGCTCCGGCCTCGTCGAAATCAAGGGCCACCAGTATCCGGTCCGCGTGTTTCAGGATCGCCGCGGCCGCCATATCCGGTTTGGTTGAAGATGATCCCACAGCCAGGGCACCGATATCGTCCGGGCAGGCCGCGGCCGTGGCCATGGCGTCCAGCTCGGCCTCGAGTATCACAAAAAGGTTGGCATGCAGCCGGATCAGCATGGTATCCATACCGGAACCGGGCACGATGTAGTATTTACGGCCTTTTTCGGTTTTCAGGTCCGCCTTCGGCCGCCGGATCCGGATCCGCAGCGGGATGTTCGACCCGATGCCGTTAACCAGGTACGGAATCACGATCCCCCTGGGTATCCACAGTTTTTTGGGCTTTTTGTCGGCCTTTAAGATCGTTTCCAGGCCCCAGGATTCCCGCGATCTGAAGTAATTATCCAGATTTACACCCAGCTTAAACGCCTTTACCGCCTCGATATCCAACCCGCGGCCGGCCAGCCAGGCCAGTTTTTCCGGTTTTATGAGTAAATCCGAGTGACATTTATCGATAAACGCGCCTGCTTTTTTCCGCCACAGTTCCGTAGGCGCTTTATATTCGGTTGGTTTCCAAGCTGTTTTTGCGGTTTTTGGCCGCTGAAACGGCCGCCTGAAACTCTCGGACGAAGGAATTTCCCGGCCCAGGGCCGTACAGGCCTCCGGAAAGGTCTTGTTTTCAAAATCCATTAAAAACTGGATCGCGTCGCCGCCCTTGTCACACCGGCGGCACCAGTACGATCCGCCGCCGTTGTTTTGCGCCGGCCAGACGTGGAACCGATCATCACCACCGCACCCGGGGCACGGCGACCACCATTCCCCGCCCTTGCTGGACGATGCTTTTACCGGTTCGATCCCGAATTTTATTAACAAATCCAATACGTTCATAATTTTATTTTATTAATATCAGGACCTTTAAAAAAAGGTCCTGTTTATAGTCATATTTATAATTTATTAATATTATTATTAATAAATATAGTTATGGATGATAGGACTATAAGACGGTATAAACATTCAAAGTGATACTTAAAAACAAAGTTTTTCTTATATATAGGGCCTCAATGGTCCTATATGGCAAAAATAGAAATCCGTTAAATTAAAACAAGTGATTTAAAATAGTTATAACTATATAAAATCAGGACAATTTAAATCAAATGGTCCTGATCGTCCTGATTGGGCCCGTAACGGATCAGTGTTTCAAGTTCAATTTCTTTTATAGCTTTATTTTGATCCAAATATGCTTGCAGGTGATCTTTAAGCCGTACGCCATAATATCGATAAACACCGCCGATTTTATCTTTTTCGAACTTTTTACCCATCAAATTACCGAATGATTTTTGTTTGGGCGCGTGTTTTGAAACATTGATCTTCCACCAGACTTCAAAAACCGTAAAAAGATGCGATGCCCCGCCGGTGGACTCTTTTTCTGTAAGGCAGCATTCATCCAAAAAATCCAGCAGCACATCTTCCCGGCGCCGGTATTTTTGTTTGGCCGCTAAAATCTCCGGCGGCGGGTCCAGGCCATCTTTTTGCCACAACAGACAACCTTCCACTATCCAGGCCAGAATACCCGGGGCCTGCGCTTTGAGTTTTTCAGCTAAATACAAATCCGCTTTACGTTCGTGCGGCTCTTTGGGATCGCGGTTGACAAACGATATATTGTGCGGGATCTGCAGAATTCTTTCCCAGAAGGCATCATCATCCGCCGGCGCGTGCGGCTCGTAATTGGTTAGTAAAAAAAGCGTATGGGTCGGTTTGAATGTAGTCGGGTATTTATCGTGCGGATTGCGGCCGGTAAGCTCTTCACCGCCTGAAAACCATTTTACCCGGGCGGCTGAAAACCGCGCGTGTTCGTCTGTTTCAGTGGCAAACGCAAACCGCAGCCCGCGCAGGGACATAATATCCGGCGTGGGCCCCGATGAACTACCCTTGGTCGCTTGGGCCAGCAGCATTTCCGGCGTGATCGGCGCGGCCAGCTGGCCCAAAACGTGCAGCAGCATCCCCATAAAAATAGACCCTTTGCCGTTGCGGCCGCGCTTGCCGATCAATACCGCAAAAATATGTTCGATCACCGCGCCCACCAGAGCGCAGCCGCAAAGTCGCTGCATAAAACCGACCACCGCCGCATCATCATCATAAATTTGCATCAGCGCCGATTCCCAGGCGTCCCTGGGTGCATCGATCCCGGCCCATTTTACCCGGCAGGCTTTCAGAAGGTAATCATCCGGCCGCCCACCTCTGAAAATACCGGTTTTTAAATCCACAACACCATTAGGGCAGGGCAGCAGCCACGGTTGATTATCGATTTCATCCCCTTGGATGGCGACCGGATCGTCGGTCGTGTGCGCAAATAAAAGGCAGTTTTGCCGGCGGGATTTGCCGCGCAGGGCGTTTATACGGCTTTTAATCGATTTTCTAACCGATTTCATGTACCCCAGGGCCGGGTCTTTTTCATCCATTTTCTTGATTTCGATATCAACCCGGTTAAATTCCTTCTGATATTCGGCCACAACACCTTCCACCGCGGCCAGTGCCGCGTCCATGTAATCGATTTCCCAATGGTGGCCATTCCAGATCATCCAACAGGCCATTGCTTTATTGTAGAGAAATTTCCCACGATACAATTCCTTGAAAAGCATCCCGTCGCCGAATTCATTGGCGTTTAAACAGTCGCGGATGAACCACGGCAGAATTTCCTTTACAGGATCATCCGTTTTATACTTCTCCGCCTCGGCTGCTTTACGCTCTTCAACCTGCTTTTTATACCGCTCAACCTTATCCTGGTCCGGTCGGTCCGTTTGATCCGTCAAGCCGCCACCTTTAAAGGAAATTCTGCCGTGGTTCATCCGCAATCTCTACCTGCCATTTTCGCCATTCCAACACCGCCATATCCGGCATCGGCTGCGGATCAATTCCAGCTTCACACCCACAATCCGGACACATCACCGAAAAACCACTAAAACCAGGGAATCCACACCAGCCCTCGGCATATTCCACCAGGCAACAACTCCGCCCTTGACCGCTCATTACCGATGAAAGAAAACCGGATAGTGAGTTCTTGGTAATGGTTCCCCTTCGTTCATGGGCTCGCTCATCCTTGCAATTCGGGCAAATCCTATCTTGCGGCTCTAAACACTTATAAAATTTAACCATTTTCCATTTTCCTTCCGATTTTCAAAATTAAGTGTACCCTTCACCCGCGCCACTCGAAACCGTATAAGAGCGGGGTCTCTGGAAGGACCCATTGTTATATATAGCCATCCGCATCCTAATTGGATGATTGGACTGAAATTTTTTAGTTAAGCCAGGCGGGCCGGCGGGAAAAGCGCGATTCGGTTTTGTATCTATCCAGACAAAAGGTCTCATAAGTTTGCTAACGGTCTTGTTTTGGTGGTTTAAATAGAGACAATTGGCCTTTTAACGATGTGCCAATCAGAGCTATGTGCCGGCATGTTGATAGGTGTCTGATTCGTTCCAGGTGTAAGCCGGCGAACCTGGCCGTGGCATAGACATTGACACCCATTTGCTTGCTTAGAATCAATCGCTCCAATGGATATATCCATGATGGTAAATTCATATGTTTTTACTGTGTCCCTTTTCAAATGCTTTTACTTCAAGTTTGGCCAACGCCAGTATGCTCGGCTTTAATTCATCGGGCGCGTCTTTGTATCCATGCTTGTTTAACCGGAGTAGCTCCGCACGCGAAATCAGCATCAGGTTTTCTGGCTCGCAGTTTGTTTTATCTCCACCTTTAAATGCTACGACCACTCCCTCCGGTACCGGGCCGTTCTCCTGCTCCCATATGTAAACGTGCTTATGCTTATAGCGCGTCGGGAATCCGGTATACGGGTCAACCTCCGGAACTTTCATTAATACAAACCCATCCTTCGAACAAACCCTCTCGCTCCACAGTGGTTTGCGGTTCGCCGGCACGTTCCCTTTTTTAAAAGAGCCGCTATTCGGGCCCGTTAATCCCTGCCCTTTTGTACCGTGATTCCAAGGCGTGTTACCCTTTTCAAAACAGCCTGTCCGGCCTGACCGGATCTTATGGTTTTTTACATACGTTTTAATTTGCCCTACGGTAAAGCCGGTATTGAATTTCGCGTTAAGCATGGTTGTCAATTCACGCTGGCTCAGTTTTATATAATTGTTTTTTATAAACTGATCTTGCTCCGGAGTGCATAGCCGGCGGAGAGTAACCAGCCTGTCTTTGTGAGCTCGCCCGCAGGTTATTTTACGATTAGCCAAGGCCGATTTAATTGCAGTTTCGGTTTTGCTGGCGCCGTACTTTGCATTGAAGGCTTTTGTCAGATCGCGGGTGTTCATAGACTGATAGCCCTCCCGCAAAAACTCGATCTGTTCCGGTGTGTATCTATTCGGCTTCGTCATAGCCATCTAATCCAAGCATTTTGGGCGGTTTTTTGATTAGATGTTCATATATTATTTTTTGTGCATCCAGCGCCAACTTTGCGTTACCTATGATCTGACTGGCCACAAAACCGATCGACTTTGCCCGCGTGATTTCTTCCGTGAGATTATCGCCTTTCAGATCTTCGTCTGACAAGCGTTCCATTTGGGCAAATAAATGATCGTTTAAATGTATCAGTTTATTTTTCGTATTGTTTTTCATAAGCCAAACTCCCTTTATCCGGCGACGTTTTCAATGGATTTCTCCAGATTTTCAAACTCAGGGCCGTCAAACCGTTGGCGCGGGTTGTGCGGATTGGCCCGGATCTTTGATAGTGAAATTTCTATAAATTGTTCACCAGGCATTTTTTTTGGTTAATTAAAAAGGCCGACTTGTTTTTGCTCCCACGCCACCTTGTCAAGGTTTTTAATAGCCTGTTTGTAATACGATTCTTTTAATTCAACACCAACAAACTTACGGCCCATTTTCAACGCCTGATACCCGACCGAGCCAACGCCCGAAAACGGATCTACCACAACATCGCCCGGATTAGACCATAAATCTAAACACCTGCCTATTGTATCAAGTTGCAGCGGGCAAATATGTTTTTCATCATTCTCGTCTCTGGCAGCCCGTATGTTTAATGTGTTAGTTTGGTTAATATCAAACCACACGGGGGATGCGTATCGCTGCCAAACCTCATGGCTATATTTGTTTTTTCGTGGATCATCGTTTTTTTGTCTTTTTGGCTCTGGCATTTCGCCTATATACCGCTCAAACCCTCTGCCGTGGGATATTGGTTCCGGGTTTTCTCCCGCCTTGCGCATTGTAATTATATAATCAGGCAGGCCCATATTACACCTTGACGAGTCTTTTGATATTTGCTTATGGGCCAACCCCAAAGCCTTTGTCCTGACAGCCTGCACAAGCGGATCTTTCCATATACAAACCCTTGAATGGTAGATAAAGCCAGCCGCCTCAAATAGCCTTATAATTGATCCAGAAAAATCTTTTAGTCCGATAAATCCATCTTTTGTAATAGTAGCCAGCAGGTCCATACAGTGAACACTAACCAACCTGCCGGGCATTAGTGCCCTGTATATATCTTTTACCAAAAACCCAAAATGCTTATCAAACTCGCCCTTCTTGCAGTTTCCAACATCCCTCTCTGAGTCAGAATATGTAAACAGGTCCTCAAACGGCGGGCTAAACAAAAAATAGTGCGCCGAGTTGTCAGGGATGGGCTTAATAACCTCAACCGAATCCCCATGATACATTGCCCAACCATCACCAAGTTTCTGATCTAAAACATTAGCCATTGCGGGAGCTCCATTTCTTTTTTGGGGTTATATGGTGCTGTTTTGATCTCAAGATTTTCTAATTGGTGAAGTGTATTTTTTTTCATATACCCCACCATTTCATGAAACATATTCTTTGCATCAGCCTCCTTTCTTTTAACGTTATCAAGAACAGACTTCTCTTTTTCGCCAATCACAATATGCAGGTTGACGGGCTTTTTTTGACCGAACCGCCAACACCGCCGGGTAGCTTGATAGAACTGCTCATAACTATCAGACAACCCAAAAAATATAACATTATTACACACCTGCCAGTTTACACCAAAGCCAGCGATTTTAGGCTTTGTCACGAGCGATTTTATATCACCATTCGAAAACCCAATTATTGAATTTTCTTTATGTTCGACAGAATCCGAGCCCTTGACCTCGACACACCCACTAATAGACTTTTTAAGCATGTCGCTTTCGATGTTAAGGTTGCACCATGTAAGCCAAATTTCGCCGGGATCGTCTTGAATAATTTGCAGGGTCTTTTTTAATCTTCCGGGCATAGATTCTTTTCTTGATGCCCGGCGCTCTGAAAGCGTTCTCGCTTCTTCTGTAAATAAAGACGTTTTTGCGCCGTTGTATTTTATAATGTGTTCGTGAATGTAAAGCGGGGGCAGGTCAAAGCCGTTGTTTGGGTAGCCGACATCTTGCGGTTTTTGCATAATTACGGCCCATGTTGAAATCCACTCCCAAAACTTATTATCTTTGACATACCCCTTCAGCCTCCATGTTCCTGTTTTTGAAGCATCGTTAATGAAATACATGGACAGCATTTCTGCCCGCGTCATTATCCCTAAAAACTCTGACGTATTGCCAAGTTCCATATAATCGTTTGGTGCCGGGGTTGCTGTGCAGCACAGTTTATACGGTGTATATAAAAAAGCATCGATTATGTAGTTGCGTATCTTGCCGGCAAAGTTTTTCAGGATGCTGGATTCATCCAGCACGATCCCAACAAATTCACCCGGATCAAATTTTTCCATGCGCTCATAATTGGTTATATTGACGCCCGAGACCATATCGGATTGATCCTTGCACGCATTAACATCGATGCCGAACTTCTGGCCCTCATGTTTCGTCTGAATCGACACCGCCAATGGTGCAAACAACAGGACACTTCCGCCTGTTTTGCGGCAAACCTTATCGGCCCATTCAAGCTGCATCAGAGTTTTGCCAAGACCGCAATCTGCGAAAATGGCCGCCCTGCCCTTGAACAATGCCCACCTAATCAAAACCTTCTGCCAGTCAAAAAGCATGGGGTTTAAATCGTCAAGCGAAACATCAAATCCGCTTGCTTCGTGCTGTATTATTTTCGACTCCAAAAACTTCTGATATTCCATTAAATGCATCAGTTTTTTTGCTCCTTTAGGCGGCTTTTTCGGTTTTTTGGTTTTGGAGAAGTGAGAATTCTTTCAGCCAGTATAAGACCTGGCCTTCGGGTGTTCGAACTTCATCATAGGCCACGCTCCGGATCTTTTTCAGCACATCCGGAAATTTTGAAAAATCGATCACCAGGCTGCAATCCGATGGAATCGTTGCCGGCGCCGCCTTCTTTTTTTTGTTCGGTTCAGGCTTTTTAACGGATTTCTTTTTTATCCCGTTTTTAAATCTTCGGGCCATGCACTCTTTGCATATCTCCAATGGCTTCTGACTGGGCCCATGAATCTGAAAATTGGTATCTACAGGCTGCGGTTCGCCATTAGATTCACAATCAGGATCTTTACAAACCTGTGTGGCGGCTTCATCTTCACGGGCCCAGTCAGAAGCCATCTTTATTTTTGATAACCGTTGGCTTATTGCAGCAGGGGAAAGGTTCAGCAGCTGGCCGAGATTCTGCTGTGATAATTCCGGATGATTTGCCTGCAGTTCCGACAGAATCTTATCTTTGAGGTCTGAATATTCTCTTGTTCTTACTCCTTGCCTAAGAAAGGCCTTAATATCAAGCCCGGCATCCCGGACCATTTTGACGACCAGAAGGTTGGGATGCAGTTTTGTTTCATCGTCCTGGTTGTCGATCGGTAATTTTTCGCCTTTTTGCTTGATACAGATGGCGCATGTTTCAGGCGTCAAATTCGAATTATGGATACACACTTCTTTTTCCATTTCTTTGCCCTCCTATTTTTTGAGCCAACCAAGTCGGGATAAAAACCCGGTTGCCGAACCGTTCGGTTTGACTGATCGGCAATTTTAATTCATCGCCATTTTCTTTGATGACTGTTACGGTGTTTTCTGCTATCTCTTTAACCTTGATTATTTTGATTGAGGTTTTCATGTTATGCAAAAATCGTTCGTTAAAAGTTCTGCAGTTCTTACGCACAAAGGGGCCAAAATGCCCCAATATGCGGACATACGGCCCAAAAAACAAAAAAGGCATTTCGGATATAAGTATCCGAAATGCCTTTAAACACTATGGAGCCGACGAGCAGATTTGAACTGCTGACCTGCTGATTACGAATCAGATTGTGGGTGTAATGATTTCGCATAGTTACATTCAATGTTCTGCTTTTCTTACGCAGCTGGATTAAATTTTTTTGTTATAAATCGATATTTACTTCCGCTTCAGACACTACCCAGCGGCGGGGATTTTCTCCGCGACCGGAGACATCGGCCAGATAAATTTTTATGTCGTGGGGTGAAAAGCCGGTGCGGTTTCGGAAGCCTTCAACCAGTCTGTCAACACTCTGCAATATGTCTTTTTCAAGTTCGTCTTTCTCTTCTTTAAATTCTTGTATTTCCATATCTAAAGCTTCAGATATTTCAAGCAAACGCGCAAAACTTGCCGTTCTATAGTCGTTTGCCTCATAACGCTGGATTTGTTGTTCTTTAAGACCGAGCCGTTGCGCAAGCTTCTTTTGAGTTAGTCCAGACGCGATGCGCGCTTTTATTAGAGTCAGAGGTAGTTCCTCCAGAGATCTGATTCGCGGTATAGTTACCTCTCCAGATTGTAATTCCTCATATTCACTGAGCTGTGTTTTAAGCTCTTCTAATTGGCTGCGTAGAGCCTTGCTTTCCAACTTCTGGAGAATGGGGTGGATCTTGTTATCCTCAACTGACTTTTTTTGAATAGATGCCAAGGCACTTTCAAATTTTTGTGCCTGGGCCTTGGTGATACGATACTGTCTCTCGTTTTTTATCATGTTGCTAAACCTCTTGAAGGTTGATCATTATTATTCCTTTAGGTTCACCAGTTTCTCTATCAATGGCAAAAAATTCCAAAAAGGTTTTCCCTGACCCGTTCTCTGTAAATTGGGCAGGAAAAAGCTCTCCTCCATATCAGCCTCGGCGGTTGATTTCGTCTTCTACTACCTGATCGTAAATGGTGGCGTAGATCTGGGTTGTGCGGATATCGCTGTGGCCCAGGATCTGCTGGATGATCTCTAGGCGGTAGCCTTTTTCTACCATGCGGGTTGCGGCGGTGTGGCGCAGGGCGTGCATGGTGATGCCCAGGCCGTCCAATCCGCAGGCTTTTACGGCGGCCCGGATGCGGTGCGAAATATTGTCCGGATGGTGCTGTAAAAATACCGGGCCGATGTCCGGGACAGAGCCCATGGCCGCCAGGGCCTCTTTGATCAGGGGCGTGTTGCGCTCTTTATCGCCCTTGCCGATAATGCGGGCGCGGCCGTACACTTTCTGGTTGGGCTGTTCGTACATGGTGATATCCGGACCGGTCAGGCCGTGGATCTCGGACAAACGGCAGCCGGTGGCCAGGGCGAATTCAGCATAGCGCCATATTTCAAAATCGTTGGCCTTTAGATAGGGCAGCAGCACATCCAGATGATGGGACGGTATGACCTTGGGCAGTCTTTGCGGCCGCCGCATCCGGGGGACCCGGGGCGCCTTTTGGCGGTAGCCGGCTTCGACGGCAAAATTCAGGGCCGCCTTGATATGGCCCATGTATGATATCACGCTCCAGACAGACAGGCCGCGATCAAGGCACACCTGTTTGAATTTTTTTAGATCACTGGAATTAACGGCGCGGACGGCCCGGGAGTGACCGACAACGTTGCCCAGGCTTTTCAGGGCCAGGGCGTCCATGCGCAGGGTATCGGGGCTGAGATCGGCCCGCCCGGGATCCTCGATGTATTCTTTGCTAAAATCTTCTAATGAAATGCGGCGGCCGCGCTGGAGCTCGGCCATTTTGGATTTTAAATTGGTTTTTTTAACACCATCGAATACCTGCTGCGCTTCATCCGGATCGGTGATGGAACGGCCCACGATTTTACGCATGGATATCAGCTTGCCGTCGGGCGGCACTTCGGTGCGCGAATAACGGATGTAATAGGTCCCGTATTTAGGCATTTTATACAGCTGCATAAAATCCATGGTTACACACCTTTTTGGCAAAATTCAACTATTTTCAGTTTATCGATGCGGACTTGGGTGTTTTTATACATGCCCTCAAAGTGCTTATCGATGCTTTTGCGGTCGATAAACCAGGCGTTTTTCTTGTGCTGAGACTGGCCGCCGTCGATTTCGCCTTCCTTGATCAGCTCGATCAGCTTTTTTTCGCCGTATGGGCAGTATTCCATTGCTTCTTTTAAAGACAGCCAGCGTTTCATATTTCATCACCGCCGATCTTTTTAATGATGCTCTGAATTACCGGGACCCGGCTCGAATCGATATCGAATTTTTCTACTGGTTCATTTGCAATGTCGATGTCAATCAGCACATATCGAAGCCGCCACACAGGTTTGTCACGATAAGCACACTCCAGTTCATTAACCGCGTATTCGTAAATTTCATCAATTTCTTTTTGGTCGAATCTTTTCATAACGACAATTCTCCATTTTTTTTCAAAAAGGGGCCGGTCTCTCCCGACTGTCACGCCCACTAATTTTCACTATTCCTTGGGGGCCGGTGCGTCCACCGGGGTCTATTCTCCCCTCATGATGGTCACGTTGACGTTTAGACCGCTGGCCGGTACATTCAGGGGCTATCGCGGATTGCCGTTAACCATATCTTCTATCCAGTCTATCCGGCAATCTATTAAAAAACTAAATTTGGAGATATCGATATATATTAGCCGACCAGACCAATATTTATTAATTTTGCAAGCATTCCATTTATTATGTCTAAAATAGTGTACTGTTATTTTCCCGTTTAATATTCTCGGAATATTCATTTCTACATCTCCGTGGGTTGTATCCAGGCGTAAAGGTCCGTTAACTCTCCATAATCATATACATCTAACCATTCGTCCCATTTAAAGCTATAAAGACAGATACAATTGGATGTTGCACCGGCTGGTGAGCTCTACGTTTATGCTTGATAGTCCGTGCATATCATCACCCTTTATTGACCAACCCTCTTATTCTGACCTTGTTAAGTTTAAAAACATCGCAGATAAACTCAAAGCTGTTTATGCCCCCGTTGGCCCTGCTGTTGATCCAATGCTTTGCGCTGCGGCCGTGCCGTAAAGCCCGGCCGAAGCCATAAGGCTCCTTGGCCCCGGCCAGCACCTCACGCTCCAGCCGATCGGCCTTTTGGGCATCATCAATGGCTTGCAGGACAACAGAGATCCACAAGCCCTTGTATGGCTGATAGTCAACCTCTCTTACTCCAATCATAACAACCCCAAATGATCATTGAACCGGTAGAATCGTCCTGACATTCCTTCTTCATAGAAAGGGACGGATTCTTTTTTAATCAAATTGCTATCTAAATCCACATAGGCAATGTTGAGACAAGTTTCAGAAACATGAATTACAAGAGCGCTATGCGACACGCCTTTTCCATCAACAAAAGATATACTATCCCCAATTTTCCATTCTCCCATTTGTATTCTCCTTTCTTTAGAGATCCATTTGTACATTTTAAAGCTCCGTGAGTGATTTTTTAAGGTAGTAATCGGCGCCCAGCGAATCGAGCAGGGCCACGGCGTCGGTGCGAAATTGCAGCCAGTCATGTTTTTGCTCGATGTCCGGATCGTGGTTGATCTTGCCGACTTTCCAGTGGTCCACGAATTCGTGGCATTCGCGGACAATCCGCAGGGCCTGGTCCGGGATGATCACCGGCTCCAACGACACCCAGGTTTTGATGCCGACCTTTTTGGCCAGCCGTATGGTTTCGACCCGGACCCAGTAGTCCGCGGCATTGGGCTCCCAGTACGCGCAATCGGCAGCCCGGTTTAATGTCAGGGTTGTGCCGAAACTTGCTTTGGGATAATCTTTGATCAGATAAAAATCACGGATGGCACGCAGGCCGCCCTTGGTTAAAATGGTAAAGGGCAGATCGTGCTGGATCAGGATTTTGATAATGTTGCGGGTTAGTTTAAGATCGATTTCGGCCGGCTGGTAGGGATCGCCCACAAAGGACACCAAAATTTCGGGGCAGGGGTTGGACGCCAGTTTGTAAATTCGGGCCAGTTTGGCGGCGTCTCTGCGCACTTTGATCAGCACGTCGCTTTTGGGCTCCGGACCGGCAAAGAAATCAGAGCCGCCGCCAGCCATGCGGGCCTTGACAAAGGGCGCATCCTGGTTGAAACAGTATTTGCAACCGTGGGTGCAGCCGCTGTACGGGTTCAGGGCCAAACCGGCATACTCCCGGGCGCGACCTTTGGGCTGGTAGATGATATTCACTGGCTTTCCTCCACATCGTCTATGTCCGGCAGGCCGCCGGATGTGGCCGCCAGATATACGGCAACAGCAAAACCGAAAACCGATATGGTCGCCAAACAGATCAATAAATTTATCATTTGCGCACCTCTTTGCGGTTTTTTTGCTCCCAGATCAGGGCCTGAAAATAAACGCGCCGGGGGCTGCGTTTAATTTTGCGCCGCTCGGGACCGGTATATTTTTTCGCGTTGCCGCCTTCTTCGGTTAGATGCTTTGCGGCGATCTTTGAATTCCTGCAAAGATTCGCCCGGGTGCATCTTTTTAAAAGCAGGTCGTGGGTTTTGGGGAACATTGCTTTTCACCAATCGCAAATGTTTTATTGCTTTTTTTCTGTGTTTGTATTCTTTTTTGGATTTAGACTGCCTTGCTATTTTTTTTGCCTTGACTCTTCTCATAATAACCCCGCAAACATTGAAGCGATTCGTTCTGGCTGTTTTAGTTTTCATGCCTTTAACCTCTTCTAAAAGTTGCCCCTGAATTACCCGGCAGGGGCGTCCGGTTGGAGGTGGTTTGGCCCGTTACTCCCTGATATTTTCAGGTCAGCGCCACGGCGCCGGGCGCTGTGCAATGACAGCAGATAAATAGGCGCACAGAAAAATTAAAACTCCGAATATGTTTATCCAGGGCATCCACGCGCCTTCTGATCCGGCGATCAGGATGCCGGCGGCAAACATGCTGCCCTGAATCCATTTGTTGTTTAGTTTCTTCATCCGAATAATGCCCCCCACAAAAGGTGCTGGATGGCCTGGGCCGGGTTGTTGTGATCGGTGCGGGGGATGGGGAAAGCCACAGATTTTGACCTCGAATAACTAATTTACATTTGGCGGCGGCATGCTTATTCTGACAACATGGCCACCGATGAACAAAAAGAAAAAGCGTTAAAAGACGCCATTGAAATCGCCAAGGTCTGCGCCGCAGCCGGCATTGAAAGAGGCTCCCCGGCCAAGATCATCCGGGAGACCTATCGCGAAATTATCAAGATCCATGATGCTGCCGGTTAAACAGTTCATCAGGTTCAAGCTCCAGCCGGGCGGCCAACAGCTGCATGGCCTCGGCATTGGCCGAGCCGCCGTTAGCCTTGATGGCCTTGGACACGGTGCAAACAGCCACCTGGCCGGCGGCGATCTGGTTCAGGCTGAAACCATTCAGGCACACCAGGGCCTTGCGGATGTTGGGCATTTCATAGCCCAGTTCCAGGGCGGTTTGCAGCAGCACCCGGTTGCGATTGGTTTTCGGTTGAAATAATTTTCCAAGTCTGGTATTTTGAAATCTCTTAGAAAGGCTCATTATTATGACTCACGCTGATATTATCGTTCAATTGATTTCCGAACACGGCGGCATCTCGCTGGAAGAAGCCAGATTCGTATTTACAGAGTTTCGCTTTGATTTCCCCGGCCCAAACTGCCTGGATGACGATTTGACGGAAAAAGAGGCGGCCGCAATGCTCAACTCTTATCGGGCAAACAAATCTTTGTTTGATTGGATAGCCCAGGTAATGGTTCGGCATGGCCGTCGGCCGCTGCCCAGCGCATAGCGCCGGATATCAGCCATGATAATATTTGCTCGGCCTGAGTTTTTAATTTTGTCATTTCATGTTCCTTGGTGTGAAATTTTTTTTGGTTTTAAATAATTTTTTCTATAGTAGACGTATAATAGAAACAAAATAGAAATGTCAAGAAGTTTTTTATGAAAAATATACACAAAATAGACATGAAGGTTTTTAGCGAAAGATTACGGGCATTTTTGAAATATAAAAATTGGTCGCAAACTGATTTGGCATCCGCTTCTGGCCTAACAACTCGATCTATCAGCCGCTGGATGAAAAAAAACAAACCTATCAGTATTAAAAGCTTGAAAAAAATATCTGAAACAACCAGAGTAAATCCTCGATACCTTCAGGGCGATGAAGACACAATGATACTTGTAAGAGACTTAACACAGGCAGAGTTGATAACTGGGCAGGGTTTTAAATATAAAGAAAAAATAAAGGAGCCAGATAAAGAATACGATCTGCAAGGCGGCTGGGAGCCTCACAAAATGGATTCCGAGGATTATGCCTTGCTTGGCCAGGCTTTTGAAATTCTACGATCTAAAAGCACTTACAGGACGGCCCTGGTGTATAATATCAAGGCGTTTCATCGGGCTATAAAAAGCGAAAGTATCAAAAACATAAAGATCGAGCGCCTTGAAAGTGATATTGATGAATTAAGAGAAAGGATCGACGTACTTGAAAAAGAAAAGGCTTTTGACAAGGGGGAATGCCAGCCCTGATGAGTGTGATAATAATGCCCATCGGGGCCATTTTGATATTGTAATTTTTAAATAACAACGGAGGGTATTATGAAAAAAATACTTTTATACGTTCTGGCTTTTTCACTTTTTACAGGAATATCTTTTGTTTCGGCGAGCGATGAAGCTGTTTTGAAAGATCATCTAAAATATCTAAATGATATAACTGAGATTTCCTGGGTGGAATTCAACGACAATAACGTTTATATCGGTTTTAATTCAAAACCGTCTGATCTCAGAATGATCATAAACGGAGCTGCCCTTAAAGGAAACCGGGCTATTGAAAGGGGCGTGCATGTGTGGGCCACCGCAGCGGATCAAAGAGGGTGGCGGCCAGGAAAAGGACCATATTATTGCTCGGCAACGGCACGCGGAGGCAGGGTCAAAAAAAGTGATTGCAGATAAGGAAGGGGCCCGGCGGCGGTGGCTCAGGCCGCCGTGATCCGGGCCTTTAGGAAGGCACTTGCCCCGTGATTGCGGTCCGTCCCCTCAAACGGGCCGCTGCCCGGCACAGGGCCACCGGGGATTTATCTTTTTTTAAAGGCCGATATGAGATCGGTTAAAAATCCGGTGTTTTTCAGGCCGGGACTGCCCATGGCATAACGGGTCTGTTTTTCTTTGGTTCTGAGGCCGAAGTAGGCCCGCAGCAGGGCGATTATGGGACCTAATACCGACAGCACCATGGGCCAGGATGCGTTTAATTTGTCCAGGGTCTGGGTCTTGTCAAAGCCGATGGATATGGCCCACACGCCGATAAAAATAGAAACGGCAAAGGTCAGCAGCCAGGCCATCATCAGGGCGATTTTGGGGCGCGTGCTGGCGCCGGCGGCATCGGCACCGGCCAGGGCGGTTACGATATTTGTAAATCCCTCGATTTCGGCGATCTGAACGTCAAACTCTTTGGCCATCAGCTGCCCGCGCTGCTGGGCCGGAAGTGAATTTACCGCGCTTTGCAGATCGCCGCCCGTGGCCGTGGCCGGCAACTTTTTATCATCCGGCAATAATTCATTGACGGCATCGATGACAATGCCGGCGCCGGGCACCACATTTTTTAAGGCGATTTTGCCTACTTTCGCCCCGAAATCGAGTATGCTTTTTAAGTCCATCTTTTTTTTCTCCGTTTAAACAAACATTTTCAGGACCCGGTCGGCCCGCTGTGTCACCTGTTTGTACCAGCGCGAGTCCATGCCCTCGATCAGGGCCAGGGGCCAGTCGTTTTGTTTAATGGCCGCGATCATGTTTTTGAAACCCTTGAAACGATTGGGGCCCAGCTGATAGCGCATATTTAAAAGGGCGCCTTTGCGGTTGTCGTTAAGGGTATCGAAGCCGGCAAAGACGCGCCGAAGATCAGCCAGGCAATCCACAATATCATTGGTAAGCATCAACTCGGCCTCTTCTATGGTGATTCCCCGGCCTTCAAGGTTGCGGCCATAGGCAATGGTCAGCTTGCCGGCGGTGCACCTGTAAGGCTTCAAACGCAGGCCCTCATCTTGTTTGATTTGTTTGATGGCGTTTTCCATTTTGAAACACCCCGTACACAGCTTGCCGTGGTTTTGATTGACGTGGATGGCATACACATCAGCCTGGCAGTGTTCGCATTTCA